CTGTGTATCGCCCAGAGGAGGAAGTTTTTAATAAAGACTCTCTCGCTAGCTTTGCCCACAAGCCAATCACTATCGAGCATCCGCCTGTTTTGGTTGATGCAGGCAACTGGAAAAAATATTCGTCTGGCCAAATTGGCGATGAAGTTGCCCGCGATGGCGATTTTATCCGTGTGCCCATGATGATTGCTGACCAAAAAGCCATTGACGCAATCGGTGCAGGAAAGGTCGAGCTGTCCATGGGCTACACCTGCGATATTGAGTTTGTAGACGGTATTACTCCAAGCGGGCAACCATACAACGCAATACAGCGCAACATTCGCGGCAATCATCTGGCGATAGTTGACGCAGCACGAGGCGGCGCACAACTGCGCGTAATTGATTACAAACCACAAGAGATTAACACCATGACACACCAAGTAATTATTGACGGCGTGAGTCTGCAAGTTGCCGATGCTGCAACTGCGCAGCTTATCGCCAAGGCTTTGAAAGACGCAGCTGCCGAAGTTGAAAAAGCTACTGCCGACAAATCCGCGCTTGATAAAAAAATCGCAGATATGGAAACCGAGCTGGCAGAGTTGAAAAAGCAACGTGACTCGGAAAAAACTACAAATGATTCAATTGTTGCCGATCTTAAAAAGCAACTCGCTGATGCCGTTAGCCCAGAAGCTATGGATCAAGCGGTTAAAGATCGCGCTGCAGTTATCGACTCAGCAAAAAAACTTTTGCCCGCTGTAGTTATTGACGGCAAATCAATCGCAGAAATCCGCAAGCAAATCGTTGATGCGAAATTGGGCGATGCCGCAAAAGACTGGGACGAAAAACAAATCTCTGCATCGTTTGCCTCGCTTGCTTCGGCTGGTGCCGTGATTGACCCGTACCGTAAAGCGATTGCTGATGGTGCGACAAATGATGGCGCTAGCGCATACGATCAGTATGTCGCCGGCCTAAACGCAAACAAGTAACTTTTTTAATTTAGGAGGCCAATCATGGCTACTGTTCAAAGTACGTATTCAGAATTACAGCCAATCGGTCAGGCTGGCATGCCTGCAAGCGGCGACTTCTCTGCCGACACTCGCAATTGCGAAACTTCTGCAGGCATCGGCTTTGGTGTCGCTGTTAGCCAAGGCTCAGGCGATCTGGGCGCGGTAATAGGTGGCGCTTCTGCTGCTGTTTTTGTTGGCGTTACCATGGCCGATAAATCCGTTCCAAATGATGGTGGTGCCGATGGGTATAACCAATACGACTCAATGGGCGTGATGACTCGCGGTCGAATTTGGGTTGTTACCGGCGGCATCGTAACTGCTGGCGGCGATGTGACTTTTGCGGCTACGACTGGCGTTCTGTCAAGTGCTGCAGCTGGCGGATCACAGTTCGCAATCGCTGGTGCACGCTGGATGACTGGCGCTGCAAGTGGCGCTGTTGCATTACTACAACTTGGCGGCGCGTTACCTTCTGCGTAACACCTAAAAAATTCTTGAGGAAAAGATCATGACGCAATTTATTAATGACAGCCAAGCAGTTTCGTTCTTGCAACAAACTCATGCGAGTGTTGAGGCTGAGTTATACCGTGTTAAATACCCTGAGTATAACTACTCAGATTTATTGTTTGTTGACACTCGTGCAAACGAGTGGGCACGCACAGTAACTTTTTACAGCTCCGACACTGTAGGCAAGGCTGGATGGTTTAATGCCAACTCAACCAACATGCCGCGCGCTGACGTGAACATGGCGCAACACAACCACTCTATCCAGATGGCGGCAATTGGTTACGGCTACAACTTGGAAGAGATCAGTTTTGCAAAATTGGCTGGCCCAGTAGGTTCGCTCGACCAAGAGCGCATGTTTGCCGCTCGCCGTGCTTACGAGCAATTCATGTATGGTTTGGTTGTTGCTGGTGACTCTACCAAAAACATGGGCGGTTTAATTAACTACTCAGGCGTTACTGCTACCACGGCACCCGCTGACGGAACCGGTTCTGCCACCACATTTGCAAGCAAGACCGGTGACCAAATTGCGCGCGACATTAACAACGAGCTTAGCGGTATGCAAGAAGGCTCGCTTGGTATCGAACTTGCCAATACCATTGCGCTTCCAATCCAGCAATTTAACTTGTTGGCGACTAAGCGTATGGGCACAGCTGGCGATGAAATCACTGTTCTTGAATGGCTGATGAAGTACAACGTGTACACCGCGCAAACGGGCCAGCCTTTGAAGATTCGCATGCTACGCGGATTGGATGGCGCTGGCGGTTCTGGCACTGACCGTATGCTGACTTATGTCAATGATCGTGACGTTGTTAAGCTTCATTTGCCAATGGCTCACAAGTTCATGCCTGTGTACCAAACTGGCCCAATGTTGTTTGAGGTTCCAGGCATTTTCCGCACCGGTGGCGTAGAGATTCGCCGTCCTAATGCGGTTCGTTATTTAGACGGTATCTAAACCAATTGCCCCGCTTCGGTGGGGCTAACTTCTGGTGACAAAATGAAAGCGAAAATCACGAATAACACAAATGGGCCGAAAGGTTTTTATGTTGGCGCCAAGCAAGTTACTGTGCTGCCAAATGAATCTGTTGAGGGTGATTACGAGGATGGTTTGCTTCAATCCTTGAAAGATACTGGCTTTGATGTTGAGCATGAAGGAAAATTAAAAATTGCTGATGCTAAGCCCGCTAAAGGCGACACAAAAGCCATAATTGATGCGGCAAAAGCAGAAGCCGAAAAGATTTTGGCTGATGCAAAGGAAGAAGCTGAGAAAGTTTTGGCCGAAACTAAGTCAGAAGCTGAAAAAATCATTGGAGATGCTAACGCTACGGCTGAGAAAGTTTTGGTTGATGCAAAGGCCGCCTCAGACAAGATTATTGCTGAAGCGGAAGAGCTGACAAAGGCTGATAAATAATGCCATACACATTACCAACATCTGCAGAATTTATAGCCCGTTTCCCCGCATTTGCTACGGTTGACGATGGATATATTGATTCGATGATTGGCGATGCTGCGCGCAATGTTGATGATTCATGGGCTGAGTTAGATTATCAGCCTGCGATCATGTTTTTAGCTGCGCATAACATGATTGAAGAAGGTGTTTTTGGGCGTGATATTAATGCCAGCGGTGCGATTACATCAAGCAAGCTTGGTGACGCCCAAGACAGCTATGCAAATCCTGTGAACAGCGATTCATCGAGCATCTATGGCTCTACTGTGTACGGGCGCAGATTCGCTCAATTGCAGCGAGTTAATGTTCAGGCGGTTGTTTTATTGTGATTAATTATTCGCGCCACATGCACCAAGATTTTACTTATTGGGCGCTTGATTCGGTGAATGAAAATAACGAGGGTGTGTTTCTTGCCCCTGTTAGCTTCAAATGCCGTTGGCAGGATACGAATAATTTAACTCGCGATGCTAATGGCCAAGAATTTATTAGCGCTGCAATTATTTACACGTTTGATTCGGTTGCACTTAAAGGTTATGTGAAAAAAGGGATTGTTTCAGATTTAGATCCCATTGGATTGGGCGGTGCTTTTGAAATTAGAAATATTTCAGAAAGCCCAAATTTATCCGGCACCATATCACTTCAAAAGGTGACAGTTTAATGAGCGGAAGTATTAGCGGTTTTGATGAGGTAATGAGAAATCTTAACTCTCAAATTAACGGCATATCCAATCGCTCAATGGCTGGACTAATGGAAGCGGGATTAAAAATCGAGGCATTAAGTAAGGAGCGAGTACCGCGTGAGCATGGCAACTTATACGGAAGTTTTTACACGCGCCGAGCACAGGATGGCAGCTTGTCGGTTGAGATAGGCAATAGCGCAGCATACGCAGCAGCAGTGCATGAAAACCTTGAGCAAAAACTTGCAGGCGAAGCGCGACCAAGCGGCCTTGGCGTTTACTGGGGGCCACAAGGCGAGCCTAAATTCCTTGAACGCACAGTGAGCGAAAACGTGCAAAACATCGTTGCAATTGTTCAGCACCATGCGAGCGTAGGCGAATGAATAACGCGGCTAAAGATATTAAATCTCGACTGATTGCGCTTAATGTTTTTGATGAGTGTTTTGTTGGTGAAGAACCCGCAGCGCCAAACAACGTGGTAACCATTTACGACACTGGCGGCGGATCTCCTTTTTCAGAGATCGAATTGTTTAACCCAACTATTCAAGTGCGTACGCGCGCGGTGAAATACCAAGACGCATACGATTTACAGCTTGAGATAATGCGCGCACTTATTAACCCTGTTTCGTTTGAAATTAACGGCACAAAATATATCGGTGTATGGGCGCAGAGTGACATTATTAGCATTGGAAAAGATGCAAATAACCGTTCTGTTTTTACATCAAATTTTAATATAGAGAGGCAACCGCTATGAGTGAGATTGGTTACAACGGACGCGCTTTTATCATCAAGCTAGATACCGTTAAAATCGCAGCAGTACAATCAAAAAGCACCACGCATGCGCGCGAGGCAATCGACGTAACTAATGATGACTCTGCAGGCTGGCGCGTAACATTGCCGGAACCCGCAGTGAGATCATTAGATTTAAGCATTGAAGGCGTTGCGACCGAAGACAATTATCAGTTAATTCTTGATGAATGGCTTGGCACCGTCAACAGCGCAATCACTATTGAAAACCCAGATGGCTCTATTGAGTCAGCGGCAAATGGTTTTTTTATTGGCAGCGTTGAATCTTCAGGCTCGCACGATGGCCATGTTACATTTACGGCGGCATTTCAATCGTCTGGCGCCATAACCCGTACCCCGCCACCATAATCGTGTAGGCTTTGCGGCTCGTATCGGGCCGCCTTTTTCTACACTTAAAACAGACGCGAAAAGCGCTAAACAAGAGAGCCTATAAAATGAGTCAATTACGTAAAACTATCGTTATTCCTTTCACAACTTTTGAAAAAACCGATGAAGTTATTATTAACGTAAGTTGGGATATTTTAGAAAAAGTTGAACGGATTTATTCCACAAGCGCCGAGTATGTTGCCTCGCAAATTTTCCCCAATATCGCGCACGTACAGCGCCACAAAATTGCGCAAGTCTTGGCATTGTGGGCACAGGGTAAAACCAAATTAAATCAAGGCGAAATCCATGAGGCAGTGCAAACCGCTTCACAGGATCAGCTTTATCGTTACATTGGCATGATTCAAGCGGCGATACTTTGGTCTATTCGCGGCGCTGATGGATCGCCACTGATTAGCGATAAACAGTTTGATCAGTTGGTTAGTGGTGAAGATATTGATATCGATGACACGCCCAAGCAGGCCGATACTGGTAGCACCACGGCAAAAAAGCCTCGCGCGGCTACGTCCAAGAAGCGTACCGATTAGCAGTTTGCTCTTTGGGTATACAGCCAAGCGAATTCTGGGCGATGAGTCCCGCTGAAACTTGGCTGCTTTATGACAACGCTAGACCGCCTGAAAAAGTCGGCAACATGAAAAAAGAAACCTTCGACAATTTAGTCGCGCTGCTTAAATGAGGTCACTATGCCGAGCATTGGCAATCTGGTTGTAACGATTGGGGCGAACACGCAGCCATTGCGCGAAGGGTTGCGTGAAGCCGACTCCACAATCAGTGGAACCAGCAGAGCAATGCGTGGGCTTATTACCACCGCAGGTCTTCTAGCTGCTAGCGCGGTAGCCGCTGGGTCGGCAATAGTTGTTGGCCTTGTCAAAAGCGGCACCGAAGCAATCTCAACTCAATACGATCTAGCAAAATCTCTTGATGGTACGATATCAGGCTTGCGCGCTGCTGAAATGGCTGCGGGTGATGCTGGTGTTGCTACCGATGATTTTTATGATTCTGCATCAAAGCTTAACGCAAAACTTGGCGAGGCAACTACTGGGGTCGGGGCAAGCGCAGAGGCATTAAAAACTCTTGGGCTAAATGCCAAAACGCTAATGAGCATGGATATCGATCAGCGTTTTGCAGCTATCGCAGACCGCATGCGCGCGCTTAATCTATCGGGTGGCGCCGCTGCTGCAATGATGCGAGACATGGGCATTAAATCCAGCGAGATGGCAGAGCTATTGCGCCAAGGAGGTGACGCATTCCGCGAGCAAGCCGAGGAAGTTAAAAACCTTGGGCTTGCACTTTCAATGGTTGACGCGGCTAAAGTTAAAGAAGCCCAAAACTCGCTTGGAATTTTTGGCGATGTTTTAACGGGCATACAAGACCGCATGGCCGTTGTTGCTGCGCCCTATATTACGGTATTAGCTGAGCGATTTAGATCTCTTGCGATTGATAACAAGGGCTTTGAGAGTCAAATATCAAGCACAATTAAATCTATCATTAACGGTTTTGGGTTTGCCGCTGATGTTGTTCAGGGTTTGCGTGTTGTATTTCAAGGTTTAAAAGTGGTGGCAATTAGTTTCGGTGCTGCTGCGATGAGCATTCTTGAGGGGCAGTTTTCAGCAATTGAGGCGCTTGTCGATCTTGCAATTAAGGGAATCAACAAAGTCGCAGGCACAAATATAGAATTAATTAGCGCATCTGAGTTTTCAAAATCAGTTCACGGAATGGCCGAGTCGGTGCGAGATTCCGTTAGTATTGCTGCTGATGAGCTTAGTGCACTGTCAATGCAGGAAATGCCAAGTGAAAAAATTAAGCGATTTATGGCTGATGTTGAACTGGCCATGACAAAAACTGCAAAGCTAAAAGAAAGCATGCCTAGTGGTGGAAACGGTCTTGCTGTCGATAATAGCAAAGAGGAAGATTTAACCAAAAAGCAGCAAGAAGAATACAAAAAGCAAATGGAGGCATGGAACGAAAAAAATCGCCAAGAGCTTGAGGCTGTAAAAAATAAATACATGACCGAAGAGCAGTTGCTCGCGCTTCACCATGAAGAAATGCTAGTCATCGGCGAAACATATGACGCCAACAAATTCGAGACAGAGGCGCAATGGCGTAGCGTTAAAGAGCAGGCCGAAAAAGAGCACTTGGCAAGACTTGAGGAAATGAATAGAAGAACCTATGACGGCATTCAGGGTATGATTGAAAGCCGCTGGGGGAAAGCTGCCGCTTCTACTGCTGGCGCGCTAAAATCAATTTTAGGTACAATGGCAACTGGATCAAGAAAGGCGTTTGAGATCAGTAAGGCTTGGGCGATGGCTGATGCTTTGATTTCTACCTATCAGGGCATAGCGAAGGGTGTTGCGCTTGGTTTTCCACTTGGTGTGCCGGCTGTTGCATGGGCCGCAGCTAATGGCTTTGCACAAGTGTCTGCAATTAGGGCACAATCATTCGGTGGCGCAGGTGGTGCCGCTGCTGCCGGTAACGGCACGCCCGCACAGGCTCCAAATCCTGTAGGTGTTGGCGGGTCAACTGGGCAGCAGCAAGGTGTCACAAACACGTACCGCTTTGAAGGCCTGAGCGCTGGATCATCTGTTTCTGCCGATTCAGTTGTCGCCGCACTTAAGCAGGCGCAAAAAGATGGCGCATTACGCGGCAATGTTGTTTTTGGATAGGTAAAAATGGCAATTTATATCAGTAATGCGATTTATTTGGATATTGTCGGAACTAACAATAATCCGCTTGTTGGATGGAATTCTTGCTTTCCAAGTTCTGGGGTTTCGTCTCCCGATACTGCTGCAGGATTTAGTGCGGCTGCAGTTTGGAGTGCGGATACCTATTCATATTGGCAGTCTGATTCCGCCGGCTCTCTTGTTCCTGAGTTGGTATTCGAGAACCAATCACTAATGCCTGTTGATTATATTGCCTTCGCTGGTCATAACTTGTATGAGGCAGGCGCTAGTTTCGCGTGCTACTACAGTAATGATGGCACGACTTGGATTTCTTGTGATGGCGTTGGTGCGCGCAGCGTATTACGCGATGTGCCGGTTATGATATTTTTTGACGCTATCTCAGCGCCTTATTTTAAAATTGTTTTCACGCTTTCAAGCGTTGGCGATTATGCCCGCATTGCCCATGTGAAAATTGGTAGCATTCTAGTTTTGCAGCGCCCGAGATATGTTGGCGACACACCCGGCGGAATGGATATAAAAGTTGAAAAAATAGGCTCAAAATCCTACGCGGGCCAGCATTTAGGCAGCGTTCTCATATCGCAAGGCGACACGTTTAACATCACTCAAGAAAACAACACGCCCGAATTTGTGCGATCAACCGGGCTGCAAAATTTCTTTAAGCACGCTCACAGATTAATTAAGCTATCAGAGGGTCCGCCCGAAACATTTTTTTATTCGTGGCGGCCGAGTGAATACCCAAATGAAATACAGTATTGCGGTGAAACAACGAGTTTTGACCCGCCAACCAATGCGAGAAGCAATGGTATGATGAACTGGTCAATGAAAGGGGATGCGTTCAGATGAGTGCGCAAGAGCTGCTTTTTGTTGAGCTGGACTGCCCGAAGTGCGCCAATGATTTTGGTGTCGCGCCGTGTACCGCCGTTGGCACTGGCGATGCAAAGTGCAAAAAAACAGTTTCAACATGCAAGGACTTTGATAATTACGATGGCAGTGAAATTCAAACGCTGCGATGGGTAAAGTCGGCAGCGTACATGCCAAAAAATATTTATGCTGTGCCGAATTTAAACAACGTGCAAACCAATGCTCAAAGAATTAACCCGGGCGAAAACTTGGGCCGCCGCGAGCGTGTCACATGCTCTTTTTTCAATCACAGCCATAATGATATTGACCTTGATCCTTACGTTTCCGAGCGAACCTATAACCCTTACGAAAAAGGTACTTACTGGGGAAGGTTTGCAGCCATGTACCCAAATGTGCAGGGCTATGCCGCACGAGTTATCCGAGGCAACACAGACCAAGCAATAGGTTCGATGGAAATCAGTCATTACATTGCAGACGTTGGCAAAATCGCTGGCGACAAGATGGGTTATGGATTAACGCTCAAAGACGCCCTAGATTTCGCTGAGGGTAATAAAACGCTGTGCCCATCACCAAGCCTTGGGCTGCTTGATAACGACATCTCATCGTCAGCCACAAGCGTAACACTAACTCCATCCGGCATCGGGGCTAGCTATCCAGCATCATTCCCGGCATCGATAGGCAATGAATCAGTTGATTGCACGATTAGCGGCGATGTTGTGACATTTGTCTCGCGCGGCGTGCGCGGTAGTGTTGCTGATGACCACAAAGAAGGGGACACTCTGCAAATTACAGAGGCTTTTGTTTCTCAGAATATCAGCCAAATTTTAGAGCGTCTTCTGGCATACACGGATACCCCGCTTGATTATTACAATCAGTCTCAGTGGGATGCACAAGTGGTTATTGTTAATAGCCCAAATTTAACCGCTTACATTCCAACGCCAACACCGGTTTTTGAATTAATTCAGGACTTGATGCGCGATATGGCGCTTGATATTCATACCGATGTAATTGCAAAAAAAATCATCATGCGTTTTTTGATTAATCAGGTGCCAACATTTGAAATCAATGACCGAAACATAATAGATACACCGTCCGCTAGTTTTTACGAAGACAAGCGTGTCGATTTGTTTTTTATGTCATTCGGGCGCAGAAATCCATTGCTTAAAATGGATGAGCAAATCAATTACCCAACAACTATAGTGCGCCCTTCATCAAATCCAGTTAGCTATTTAATGGGTAACCCATCGGCTATTAAACGGCACAATTCGCGTTGGATACCTGCTATTTTGCGCGCACAGGCAAGCCAGACAGCGGCTTTTATTGTTGGGCGATATGAGATAGCACCGCGCGGGTTAATGTGCAAAATGAAATCAGATATGGCCCCGCAATTGGCGCAAATCTGCACAGTTAAAACCAGCGTTTTCGAGGATGCATTTGGCAATACGCCATCTATCCCGATGCAGGTTGTTGCAATTAGCAAGGCGCAAGGCAACTACGCTATTGAGCTAGAGGAGTTTAGGGCCGCAACATTTGATCCAGATGAGCTAAATATCATTGTCTATCTCGCTGAAAACATGTTGAGCATGGGCGAATTTGGAACATTACGCGATCTCTACGACTCAATATATCCGTATGCAATACCAGCGGGCGCTACCGTTCGATTTGAGGCCGATAGCGGCGTAATATTTGGAACGCTTATAGGTGCTGTAACAGATTTTGCGTTGACGGTTGGAGACTGGCCGGAAATATCCGGCAGTGGCATGACGCTGCAGATTGCAAATCTAACAATTGCTGGCAGAGGCGGCGATGGTGGAGGACTTTATTCAAGTAGTCTTAATGGTGGAGATGGCGGATCCGGGATATACACGCGGGTTCCTATTGAGCTAATCGACTGCATTGTTGGAGCTGGTGGCGGCGGTGGCGGAGGCGTGTATAATGCAAGTTTTGGCGCACTTGGCAGAGGTGGCGGCGGTGCTGGCTATCCTGTTGGCGATGGTTATGAGGATGGCACAACATTGACTGGCGGCTCTGGTGAGTATGTTGGCGTTGCAACTGCCGGCAATGGTGGCGATTTAGGCGATGATGGTTTTGTTGGTACGGGAGCCACAGTTGGTGCGGCTGGCGTTACTGGTATAGCAGCAGATGGAATAAGCTACATCACAATAACCGGAACAACAACAATTTACGGCACACAAATAAACTAGGTGATCTATGCGCGGAAAATTTAACAGAACAATCGTGGCAGCCAATAGCGGGGCGGTAGTGCCATATGCGATGGTCGATGTTTTTGACCAAGCAACAGGTGACAGGGTAGATATTTACAGCTCGCAGACTGGCGGCACGCCAATATCAAATCCGTTTGAATCAACATCCCTTGGGTTTGTGTCGTTCTTTCTTGATGCGGGCCAGTATCGATTTGTAGCAAGATCGGCTGGAGGAGCTTTTATCTCTGAAATAACTCACGAGGTTGTTGTTGACCCAAGCATTGCCAGCGGTATTTACGAGGTCATCGAAAAAACTGGAACTGATGAAAATATCGATTATAAAGGTATTTCTCTGCGGTATTTGCAAATGACAAACTCGTCAGCTAAAACGTTAACATTCAGGCCATTCTCATCGTTTGAGATTAGCGTTGGCGAGGTGTTTAACATCCGCAATTCTGGCGCTGGATTGCTTACTGTTATTGCTGGATCAGGTGTTACGATTAACCCCCCTACCAGCGGGGTTCTTACAATTTAGCAGAATGGGTCGGCGGCCGTAATTTGTGTTGCGGAAAATGAATATGACATGATTGGTGTCGCCGCTCGCGATGATTTAATCGAAAATTGGGCAGGTATTTCATCGGTTACCCCCACGGCGGCAGGCCAGCTATTCACCCTAAAGCAGCACACATCCGGCGGGTTGGGCGGTGGAACATTAATGGCGTTTGTTGGGTCGGTTGCTGATGATGGCGGAATTCAGAAGAATGCGCTTGGTGGGTACTATCTAAAGCGAATTAATTTCTCCAAAATATATTTTGAAGATTTTGGCGTAATAGCAGGAGAGGCGGATTCGCATGCAAAATGCCAAACAGCTATAAACGCATGTGGGAACGCATTTCCAAATGGTATTGAGTTAAGTTTTAAGGGTGGTATTTACAACCTATCATCTGCACTTACTATTGGTAATGGTAATATGGGCACCACCCCCTCCACATATAACGGTATAAAAATTACTGGGACGGGGTCAGGGTTGTTATCAGCCCCACCAACTGAGCTTATATACACGGGAGCTAATACATCGGCGTATCTAATATCTATAAATGGTAGGATATCTGACATAGATGTTTCCGGTTTATTCCTAAATTGCGGAGGAAAATGTAACGGAGTATATCTAGGTGCATATGGAGGAGGTCGGATATCACGCTTAAAGATCTCAAACCCAAGAATAACTGGCATTGCATTAATTGGTGGTACAGCGCCAGTTGGTAATTACAATATTTTTAATAAATTTGACCAGATTAAGGTTGATTTATTTACTCCAAATTCAATTGGTCTGTTTTGTGACGGGACTTATGGTGGCGGTGTTAATAATGATACATGGCTTACAACTTTTGAAACTTTGAGAATTGAATGTGTTGCTGGTGCTACTAATGCGGTTTGTGCATGGTTCAAATTCATCGATTCCGTAACATTTACTCGTTGCCATTTCAACTCATTCCCTGAGCCATCGGCCATCGGGGTGATTTTTGATTCACTGTCAAATGACACATTCCCAGCCGGATTGGCATTCTATGACTACTCTATTGATACGATGCAAGTCTATGAGGACGCAACACATAAAATTAGAGATAATTATTTCTATGGTCCTGGAGTATATGATAATGAGGTTTTACCCACACACCCAAGATTGAAAGGTATTAGCCAGACGGGTAAGACATTTGGATGTGTTTCTGGGTTCTCAACACAGAGCACCTCTGACTTTAATGTACAAAATACTGCTGCATTGACCTCTGTTTATAATTACACGGTTCCCTCGTATTTTTTAGGTGGGTCAGATACATATCACCCTAAAAATAGCGTATTGAAGCTTAAAATTATTGGAGTTTATATTAATGCTAGCGGATCAAATGCTGATCTTACGGTAAGATTAAACTATGGTGTCCAGAATATTGGAACATTAACTTTTACAGCGATACCTACTGGGGCAACCCCAAGAAGTGTAATCATTGACTGCACCTTATCTTTAATTAACGGGTCTATCACAAATCAGTTTGGATCAGTAGCTGGTTTCATGGGGGCGATAGGATCATCAGCAGGTGGCGCGGCAACACCTCTGTATACGTTGCAGGCTGTCAACACTGGACTCACTGTTGACAGCTCTGTAGCTTCAACTTTGGACGTTACAGTGCAGCACAGTGTTGCAAATGGAGCTATTGCGTTTACCTTAAAAAATTCAATTGTTGAACTGGTGAGATAATGAGCGCATTTGATTTAGGTGTGATTCACGCAAGAAATGGACATTCGATACATTATAATCCTTACAGAAACAAGGGGTCTTCTGAGGACTATATTTTGTGGCAGAAAGGCTGGCGGCATGAGAATAACTGCGGTAAATCCATAATCTAATGCATATATACCAGAAATCAAAGCTATTTTTTGGCATGCTAGTGGCGGCAAACACTGCCGCGCTAGCTATTTGGCTATGCTTTAAATACATGCTTGAGAACGTGCGTTCTTATCAGTATTGCATGGG